TAGATACAAGCCAACTTACAATTCATTGGATAAATTAAGAAATTATTATTTTGAACGTGTTGGTAATAGGGATATTTACGAATATATTAATCTTATCAAATCATACGAAAAAGTTATGTTTGATGATATTAAAAAAATGTTACCGGCTAGAGTCAAAGCTACAACCGGTCTATTAATTGAGCCACATTTTCTTGAAAGAAGTAAATATACTTACACAAAGCCGGAAGGATCTGATTTTTATTACGAAGGTGAAACGCAGCATACCGCATCTATATCTGGACAAAATAATCAATATGAAGCATTAGTCGATGCAAATATGAGTGAGCAATTATTTGGTGAAAATGAACAATATGAAACTATTATAAATGCCGATTACTCTGAAAAGATTTTTGGTGAAAATGTACAATACACTAGTACAATTTATGCAAACGATGAAATAAATTTATCAGGTGATTATCGGAATTACGAAAGTATTATAAACGCTAAGTATGAATTATCAACTGTAACTTCTCAAACCGATACGGAATCTAGTAATACCCTTTTATCAAATACAGTATTACAAGATGTTGGATTTAGTGTGTATTGTGAAAATGGTTCAGCAATTTGGAATTATTACGATACTACTGGCAACTTAATTAAAGAAAGAGTTCTTGTAAATTTGGTTACTGAGCGAAAAACTAAAACATTTGATAAGTATAGAGTGGTTAATGGTGGTATTGGTGATCCAAGAGGTGGATTTGTAACAACTTCATCTTATTATCAAGAAACTAAATTAGTAGTTCAAGAGTTTACAAGTTCAACCGCACCAACTCCGCCAAGCGTCGGCGGTGATATTTTAAATGTAACAGCTGTGACTGGGTATCTGCCAACGCATTATAAATATGTTGGTGATTTAACGACAGGAATGCAAAATTCATATTATAAAGGTTCAAAGAATACAGCAGAAACTACATTGGATGGTACAAGCCCTATTGAAATATTTGTAACCAATCCAAATACAATTAAAGTTGTAGGTACTAGAGATAATAATGAACCAATTATAGAAGTTGATTAGAATTTTTATAATTAATATATTTATTAACAAATAGACAAAAAATAATTATGGGATATTTAAATAACAGTCAATTAACCGTTGATGCAATTCTTACTAAAAAAGGTAGAGAAAAACTTGCAGCTGGTTTAGGATTAAACATTACGCAATTTGCTTTAGCAGATGATGAAATTGATTATTCGTTATATGAGCCGGCACATCCGCTTGGTTCTGCTTATTACGATGTGGCAATTAAAAATATGCCAGTTATAGAGGCAAACCCTGATGAAACTCAGGTTATGAAATATAAGTTAGTAACTCTTCCAAAAAATACAACTCGTATTCCTGTTGTTGAATTTGGTGTTCCTAATATCTCTGTTAATCAACGTAGTGGTGAAGTTGCATTATCGCCAACAACATCTCCGGCGGGTAATAGAAGTATGGGATATACTTTAATTCTTGCTAACAAAAATGCAGGTGATATTATCGGAGAAGGTGTAACATCTGATGTAGGAACTGTTCCAGTATTCATTGGTGATGATATTTCTGCAACAGCAGCTATAGCAAAGGGATTGACATTCAAATTCATTCCAAACCCATCATTAACATCAACAATTAAAACAACAATTACTGTTTATGGAAATGAAACGGGTGGTTCACAAACTATTCCAATTACCGTAACATACGCACAATATACAAAATAATAAATAAAAATGGCAATAGTAAGAGATAATAGAGGCGCACTTTTAGCAAGCAATCTATCAAAGTATTTAGCAGGAGCTGCAAACACAGCCGGTACTCCGATTGATACAAATGAAATGGTTAATATCATTAACCAATTTTTAGGTACAGGAGAGCAAATCAGTTCGGATGCAACATCCATATCAAATGGTATATACAAAAAATTTGGAGCCAATGATAAAGTTACCAATAGAACTCAAATAGTAACTTCTGGTATATGGAGCGGTGATACTGGTTCATTGGGGTCTACTATGACAACTTCATCTACTCAAATTGCATCTAAAAGTGGAAAATATTATATAGATGTTTATAACAAAGATGTAAGCTCAAGTGATGCAGAAGTTCAATTTTCAATAGCATATGGTGATTTGAATGGATATGGTTCACCATCATTGGCATCTGTTGATGAATCTCTTTTGGCATCAAAAGCAACATACGCACAATATAAAAATATTCTATTAGACCCGGCCGATCCTTATTTTAGTGTATATAGTGGTTCAACTGCTGGTGGTTATGATATGCAGAATTTTTACGCAATCAATATAAATAGGGCTAGATACAAAGAAAGATTGGATCCAGGAAACATTTCAATAAAATTAAATGGTACAATTGGAATTATAAATCTTATTGATGATAGTGGTGGTACAAATGAAACTGTAACAACTGCCGGTCGTGTTTATAATATAGTTAGTGGTTCGTTGAATATCGGAACGTCAAATTCCGCAACCATAATATCACCAACTTCTTCAAATGGACAAGGTTGGGGATTATTTTATCCAGATATGGGAATTATATTACTAAATCCAGCTGCACTTGCAGCTAGAGTTGATGCTAAATTAGCCGCACCAACTGTGCAATATACAACGGATATCTATTATAATAACACTATTGGATCTGGTTCAATACGTTTGATGGAAGTTCTCAAAGGCGGTGGTGATTTCCAAGTTCGTAGAACTGAAAATGTATCTACTTCACATTATTTTGTTAGAGCAAACAATAGAGAATTTAATTTCTCAAATAACCCAACATTCGTAACCGGATCAGTTGGACAATTTGTTCAGGGATTATTTGAAAATGACCCACACGTTTTTATTACTTCAGTAGGTATGTATGATGATGCAAATGAATTATTGGCAGTAGCTAAATTAAGTACTCCAATAGAAAAAACATTTGATAAAGAAGTGGCAATCAAAGTTAAATTAGATTTTTAATAAAGAATAACCAATATACTATGTACCCACCTTGATTGGTGGGTTTTTAGTTAAATGGATATTTATTATTGATATGTTAAAAAGAATACCAAAATCCGATATTACAATTCGCCCTTTCAAAGCTTATAAGCAATGGGAGTTTTCATCTGGATCTTCAGAGATATCCGTATTTCAAGCTACCGAAGGAGATTATTCGGCAATCACAACAACTACTTCAAACGGACAAACTTTTTATCAAAATAATATATACGGGCAGCTAAAAGCACAATTTTATAATAATGTACAAGATAATCCATTTAAACGTAGTGGTTATAAAACAAATATTTATTACGATGTACCAGCCGAAGATGAGCGGTATTTAAATGGTAGTGCAAAAGTAATATCAATTCCACAAAAATATATTGGAGATGGTATTAAGCCTGGTTCAGTACGGTTGACTGTAAAGGATAGTTCTACCAACGAAACATTTGATTATGTTGATGATGGTTATAGTAACATAGGATATAATTATGTTGATGTTTTGGATGTTAGCAGATTAGACTTTGAAGCTGGAGTATTCAATTTTAAAAATTATTATACTCCAACCGTATATTCAACTTCTGTTTTGAATCAGACATGGGATATGGAAAATGGCTCACAAATAACTTTAACATACCAGGGAACTGATTATACAACAACATTTTATAGATGGGATTCAAACGCAAAGCCATCACTAATGTATGTTAGAAACCTTCCTTTTTTAGATAGTCCCAATAGTAGCTTAGCAGCTGGTAACGTTTTTTATAATCAGGGATTAATTGTATTGACTCGAAACTCACAAGCACTTTTAAATACTAATTGGAGTTTATCATTCAATTCAACCGAAACTATATATGAGCATGAATATCTTTTAATTGCAAATGAAGATGAATTTAATATATCTACCAATCCCACTTCCTATGTGAATGTTGGAGAAGTTACGGAAACATTTGTTACAAGTGAAGGCGCTTCAAAACTAGTTGTCACAAAGCCGGGAATAAAATATATTAGAAAACGACAAATGCTTGAAACTGGTGCGTATATGGATTTTAGATATACAAGCTCTTTAAATTCAAACATAAAGGCGGGGTTTGAGCATTGGGAAATGAGTGGGTCTGTTAATAAAACTGGTTCTTTTTTGGCCCCCACAATTACTACAATAGGATTATATGATGATGATTGTAATTTAGTTGCTGTAGCTAAATTAGCTAAACCTATAAAATCTCTTCCAGACCTTCCTATAAATTTTTTGGTAAGATTTGATACTTAATTTAAAACAATCTTATATTTATACTAAACCAAATAAAAATAATAAACATGGCAAAAAGTATTTTACAAACTTACGATGACTCTCAAACTACTTTGGGTGTTGATAAAATTTCATATACAGCAGGGTTGGCAGCTGCCACTCCATATAGTATTGATGATACTAAAAACGCAGATGAGCAAGTTTTAACTGCAACTAGATTAGGACAGGGTAGAGGTGGTACTGTAAATGATGTACCATATTCTTCTACTGTAGATAGAAGCGTTTAATTATGGCTAAAAAAGTTATTAAAGGCAATTCTAAATGGGTTGCTAAAAAGCATGGGTTTAAATCAGGCCTTGAAGAAAGTATATCAAATCAAATAGATAGCAAAGGAATTAAGGTAGAGTATGAAACGGAAAAAGTATCATACTCTATTCCTGCGTCAGACCACACATATCATCCAGACTTTAAACTTCCAAATGGTATCTTTGTAGAAACCAAAGGCCGTTTTGTAATCGCAGATAGGAAAAAACACACCCTTATAAAAGCACAGCATCCAGAATTGGATATCAGATTTGTGTTTACAAATTCCCGAAATAAAATAAACAAAAGTTCTAAAACCACTTACGCCGATTGGTGTGAGAAAAATGGTTTTAAGTATGCGGATAAACATATACCCGAAGAATGGTTTAGTGAGTAATTAGACTTGGTAATTTGGGATATTTTTCGTATATTTAAGTATGTTAAATAATACAGAAAAGAATACCGTCATTTCGACTCTCACAACCGCTTTGGGAGTACATTCCACATTGAAGGGAAACGAACTGGCATTTTATTGCCCATTCTGCCACCATCATAAACAAAAGTTACAGGTTAATACCGAAACTCAAAAATGGCATTGTTGGACTTGTAATAGTGGTGGTAAAAAATTAACATCACTACTTCGTAAATTAGATGTAGATAAGAAAACCATTTCGGTAATAAGAGAAATATATGGTGATACGGCTTATTCTCCTAGTCAAGAGGACTCCGAAACAAAAATATTTATAAGTTTACCCAAAGAATATATTTCGTTAGCAAATGAACCCAAAGGGTTTAATCCTGAGTATAAGCATGCTATACACTATCTTACTCAAAGAGGTATTGGTATAAAAGAAATAATTAAATTTGGAATTGGCTATTGTAAAGATGGATTGTATGCAAGACGTATAATTGTTCCTTCATATAATTCCGATGGCTCTCTAAATTATTTCATATCTCGTTCTTATTACGCAGAAGAAAAAATGAAATATAAAAACCCACCAATCAGTAAAAATATTATTTGTTTGGACTCTCAAATTAATTGGAATGAACCGATTATATTGTGTGAGGGAGTATTTGATGCTATTACAATTCGTAGAAATGCTGTACCACTTCTCGGCAAGTTTCCTTCAAAGAATTTAGTTGAGAAAATCTTTATGAATGGAGTTACTGATATTGTGATTTCATTGGATAACGATGCTATTAATGAGGCACTTAAAGTTTCCGATTATTTTAGGAAGCAAGGTATCAATGTTAAACTAATGATGTTAAAAGATAAGGATGCTGCTGAAATGGGATATGAGGGGTTTTACAATGAATTGAATGAAACAAAAGAATTTAGTATAGAAGAATTATTATTAAGTAAAATAAATAA